GATGTCCCGAAGCATTGGCGCCGTTGGCTCAAATAAGGCGCTGACATACCCGATATTCAGGGCAGCCATGTGAACAGCCTTGGCAACGAGGCCATGGGTTTTGCCAGCACCGAACCCGCAGACCAAGGCCAGCTTGCGGTGTTGCGTGTCATCGCAGAAGGCGAGCTGATGCGGCAGAAGCGTTTGCCGAATGCGCTCTAGGGCCTCAGAGCTGGTAGGCCCGGTTTGCTGTGACGACGGCGGATCAAGCAGGAAGCCGCCAGGTGCGTTGGCTAGGAGGCTCAAATTTCAAGGCCGATCAGTTTGGCTTGGAGCTGGATGGCGTTGAGTGCGACCTGCGTTTGACCGCGTTTGTAGGCGGACTGTTCGTAGGTGCGAGCACGACCTAGGGCTTCAGCGATCCATGAGGGGCGCGTCATGGCGGCGTCTTCTTCTAGGCGGATTCTTGCGCGTTGAATGTATTCATCAACTTGACGGGGAGTGATATTCCATTGTTTCGACCCGAATTGAACAATTTGTCCACGGGATTGTCCTTCGGTCAAAAGACCGTAAATAGTGTCAACACGGAAGTTGACTTCGGCAGCGGTTGAACGCGCCAATGTTGCAGAAAAACGAATGAATAAAGGATAAACCCAAAAGCAATAAATGGCGAGGCGTGAGACGCAAGTGAGACGAGCGGGCTGTGGAAAACCCTCGATTTAGGACGATTATCACACTGTCCACAGGCACATTTGCGTTTTTGCGTCAAAACGCTAGCTTTTGCAAGCATCACTAGCACAAAGCAATTTTTTGCAAGCATGAGCAAACCTGTTTTTCTGCGCCTTCCCGAGGATTTGATTTGTGACTTGGAGCGTTACAAACCCAAAACGATGTCCCTGACTGGGTATTGCGCCTTTTTGATCGAACTAGGGGTTGACAGGGAGGTTACGCTGGCGGAGCGACCGACAGGGAGCGAAGCCTCTAATTCTTCTTCTAGTATTACTAATAAAGAATCTTATAATCTAAATAATATAGAACGGTCGGAAAAAGTTAAGGAAAACGCCGAAAAAGAGCCCAAAATCGGCAAATCGAGGAAAAAGCCGGCCTACACCGAGGAGTTTGAGGCCTTTTGGAAGCTGTACCAATCTGCGCCTGATCGCGTCTCATCTCAGACGAAACCCAAGGCATTTGACGAGTGGAAGGCCATCGTTGCCCTTGAAGGCCCTGAGACCCTCCTAGAAGCCGCAGGAAGGGCGATTGACGAGCAGAAGCGCAAGAAGGGCGCCGGGGAGTTCGTGGGCAGCCTTCCTGACCTGTTTCGCTGGCTTCGTGATGGGAAGTACGAGGTGTATCTCGAAGGGCACAAGCAGCAGCAGGTTGGCCCGGTGTGGAACGCGGAGATGGGCTGCTGGGTTTACGACGACTGATCCTGTCCCTTGTTAATCATCTGAGACTCACCATGAAGCTTTATCAGCCCGATGCCAAAGGGAAATACGTGTGGCAGGTATCGGACGAGAAGACCAGACAGGTCAGCTACTCCGTGACCACCAGCCGCACGCCACCGCCAAACGCCTGCTACGGGCACCCGATGGGGAAATACGACGACCAGGGCTTGTACATGACCTTCTGCCCGAACGTGGGCGCTGATGACCCCAAGAGCCCGCTGGCAGCGCGTTATGTCGTGCATCCCCTTGCTGCGTCAGAACGTGACAACGCAGACAAGGAACGGCTTTGGAGCCACATCTGATGGCGAAATCTGGAGCGAGAGCCTTGGCCATTGCAAATGGTGAAATGTTTTACACAGGCAGTCAATGCTCGAAAGGGCACGGAAGCACTCGAAGAACCCAAAATGGCGTTTGTGTCGTTTGTGAAAAAGAAAATCAAGCGGCAAGAAAGGCAAAGAAAACATGCCGTAACTGCGGGTCTATTTTTTATGGAAGATACAGATATAAAACTTGCTCTGACGATTGCGCAAAAGCGCTTGAATCAAAAAGAAGAATTGATTATATAAAAAGAAAATCCCAGACCAGCGCTGGCAGATTTGAGTTCAATGCTCGCCAAAGAATTATTAGGGTTCTCAAAAGAAATGGTTTATCTAAAAGTGAGAAATTTATTGAACTGGTCGGAATGACACCACTTGAGTTAATGGATTATTTGGAAAAAATGTTTACAGATGGCATGACTTGGGACAATTACGGCCAGTGGCATTTGGATCACATAAGGCCATGCGCAAGTTTTGACTTAAGCGATGTAGAGCAGCGAAAAGCTTGTTTTCACTTTACAAACTTGCAGCCGCTTTGGGCTAAAGATAATTTAATAAAAGGGACTCAGTGGAGTAATTGTGCATGAAGAAAGCATTTGATTTGGCTACGGTCCGCATTTTATTACGGCGAATGGTTGATAAAAATTACATAACCATCGAGGATCTAGACGTGCCATCACAGGGCTGGGTCATCACAATGGAGGATGCCAAGCGCATTCCCGGTTTCACACCACCGATTCACCGCAATCCCCTCAGAGATGAGCCCACACCAACAGAGCGCGTTGAAGTCGTCAGCCCAAGAGACTTCCCGGTGGCTGCAACCCCTCCCGATCCTGTTCAACGAGGAAGCGCACCGCTACTACCACGAGCCGACGGGGCAGTGGCTGAATCATTCGGTGACGCAGGTGTGCAAGGGCACGAAGGACCCGTGGGCGATGCGGCGGATCATGGAGACGAAGCACATCTGGGAGCCGCGTGGGAAGGCAGTACACAAGGCGTTGGAGGATTTTCTGACGACTGGTGATGCCGGCGAATGGCCTGCTGAATATGCGGAATGGATTGAGCCGTTACTGGGCCATTCCGTTTGGCAGACCTATGAGGCCATCGCGTGTGAATACCGATTGTGCGACGTAGAGCGCAGCATCGCCGGCAGCTTTGATTGCCTATTGCGTCGTAAGGACGATCATCAACAGCTTGTGCTGGTGGACCTGAAGACGCAGGGCAAGCCTGATGCCAGTCCATACGACGTGAGCACGCAGCTCGGTGGCTACCTGGGGATGATGAGCCTGCACTGGCCCAAGCTGTACATCCAGAAGGCTGGTGTGCTGTGGTCCCGGCCTGGCAGTACGACGCTGCAGAAGGTCGACGTAGATGAGGCGGTGATTGAGTGGCAGGGCGCTAGGGATGCATTTCTGATGTTGAACGCGCCGGAGTTTTGATGACCGATCCCGTCTGGCCAGTGATGGTGCTGATCGGCATTGGCTTGCTTGGCGTGACGGCGCTGCTGGCCTGGGTTGCCATGCAGGGTTGACGGGTCTTGCGCTTAGGGGTATACTCCATATGGGCAGCGATGCCCTCACTACACACAAACCCCAATGACAAACCTCAACCGCGCTACAAAGGCTCAGTTGCTTGAGCTGATTACCGAGCAGGCCGGCACCACCACAACACTTGAGAAACAGGTGAACGAATCCAAGGAACAGGTCAGCATTGCGCTGTGGATTGCGGCCGTCAGCTTCTGCCTCGGCCTCCTGTTCTGATCATCAGCCCCTTCGGGGGCTTTTCTTTTCTCGCCATGAAAAACCCCGAATCACTGCTCGGCGTTATCGCAAGCACCAAGATCGAAATTGCCCGCCATCAGGAAATCCTTGATCGCCTTATGGAGGATCTGGCCCTGATGTACACCACAGGTGACCTAGACGATCTCAAAGATGACGACGGCAACCTCAGTGCTCACGGAATCAAAGTATCCCGCTGCACACGCACGAGTTGGCAGTACAGCAATGCCGTCAAAGAGCTGCAGCAGCTAGAGCAGTTTGAAGGCGTCGCCACGAAGCGCGAAACAGAATACTGGAGAGTGACGCTGCCAAAGGCAGAGTTCTGATGGCTGGCTCTCCCATAGACGATCAGATCGAAGCCATCCTGGCCAAGTACGACCTATGGGATCCAGAGCAATACACCAATGCCGTTGCCGAGCTTGCGAGCTACCTGCTGACCGTTGACCCCAAAGAAGAGGCACGCAGTCTGTACTACAAGTCCGCACGCGAAAAGATTCACCTAGAAAACTGCCTGATTCGCTCCCATGGCTAATCCGTACAACCTGTACAACCTGACGTGGCAGACGCGGTTTTTGTTTTGGCTGCTATCAAAGCGCCCTGACGTAGCCGCCATTAACTTGACGACGCCAGTTGATCACCTATCGCGTTGCCTCAGCCATACGAAATGAAGTTTGCCGTTCAAGGCATTGAACCCGCCCCGCAAGGCAGCAAACGACACGTTGGCAACGGGCGAATGGTTGAGGCATCAGCAAAGGTCAAGCCATGGCGTTTTGCTGTCAGCCAAGCAGCCTTGGCGACCGGAGAGGCCATCACCGACGGGCAGGTGTCAGTGCAAATCACTTTCCTGTTCAATCGACCCAAGGCGCATTACAACAGCAAGGGCGAGCTGAAACCAAAGGCTCCGTTCTACAAAAGCACAAAGCCCGATTTGGACAAACTGTGCAGGTCAACGCTTGACGGCATCACAGGCGTCTTGATCAAAGACGATTCGCAGGTTGTCAACTTGATCTGCAATAAGGTCTACACCAATGAGGGTGAATTACCAGGCGCACTGATTACCATCAACCCACTGTGAAAGGATCAAAGAATCGACGGGAATGCGTCGTTTGCCAGTCAGTCTTTGTTATCCCAATCTTGAAGGGAAATCACAAAAGTCAACGACTGACCTGCAGTGCGCTTTGCCATCGCCGTTATGTCAGCAGAAATGCAAGGCGTTGGGTCAAAGGTGAATTGGACATTATCGAACAGCTCAGCACCTCAATGCCGCCGAAGCGGTTGTACATGACGTATTGCCGAATGGCGGCAGAGCGTGGATTCCCCAAACGATCAGAGGCCGCGTTTCGCTGCAAGCTGCGGTTGCTTGGCATTCCTTTGATGCCGGAGCTGGACTGGTACAAACTGAATCAGTTGGCCGAGATGTTCGATACAACAAGACACTTGGTTTACAAGTTGGTGAAAAAAGGTTTGAGGGCTGAACGCGAATCAGACCACCCAAATCAGCCTTGGTTTGTAAGCCGCGCAGAGCTAAGGCGTTTCGCCCGCAAGCGCCCTGAACTGTTCAGGCACTTCAATCCAGATGGCCTGTTTGTCGCGCTTGAGGATCGCAAGCTTGTTGAGCTGATCATGGCGCAACCCAAGGTGCACCTACCCAATCGCTACAACCCCACAACGGTTAGGTGCGTGGAAACAGGAAATATCTACAAGAGCTATAGGGCGGCGGCCAGGGAGGTGTTTGTTGATCCGTCGGCCATTTACGCATCGGCTAAGCATGGCCACAGGGCAGGCGGTTACCACTGGGTTGTCGTATCTCAAATTTAAGGGTATACTCCAGATGGGTCCGAAGCCCCGTCCTCTCCGATCACCACACATCACCGCACGCTTATGACTGATTACCCCAACCTCGGGGATGTGATCACTCAGGCTGATGTATCAACCAAAGGAACCGGCTCCTACGCCGCTGATTACATCAACTGGTGTCGCGTTTCCCACCTACTTCACGACCATGCGCCTGGCTGGCAGTTCGCTTTACAGGCTCATCACGAAACAGGTCACGCATGGAAGGCCCCCGACGGAACCGCTTATGTGGTCGGGTTCTTTGAGCACGCCAGCGGCCACGAAACGCCGTATTTCCCTCAGGCGGTTATGGACAACCGCAACAACGCGATTGCGTTTGAAAAGGTCACAGCGCGTGATCTCACCGATGCGCACCGCCGTTGTCTTTGTACCGCTGCTGCTGCTCAGTTTGGTCTTG